TTTTTATCCTGATTTTGCTGTTTGCGCCATCTTTCCACTTCGCCGTTGTTACCAGACCAGACAAAGCATCAACTGCAACAATTTCGTCATTTATGTAAATATCGCCAATTTCTTCAACCTCATGCCCGGCGAGCGAAATTATCTGATGCAAGTATTCATTCTTTGAACCAGTGCTTTCGATAAATGTGACAGTGCCGCCCTTGCGAATTTGACCGTAAATCAGATCGTGGGGCGCAAGCGCAGAGCGAGCGTTTGTTAGCAAGCCTTGTGATGATGATGCTGGCTTTGGCATAAGTGCGCGCAAGAGAAAGCTTGTCACGACTGATATGGCCAAACTGCCGACAATAAGGGTCGCAATGGCAGAAGTTGCTAAAGTTGTCGCGCCGATTGCGTTTAGAATATACGCGCCTACAACTTCAGCCTTTGGGTGACTATCCCAATGTCTATGACGCATAACGTTAAACGGCGTTTTTAACTCTTTACCCATTTTTGACCCATGCGTTGCTAATGTTTTCGATAGGCATAAAAATCAGACCTTTATCGCCAAGAAATGCGCCGCTTGACCCCATAGAAATGCCAAGCGCCTCACCTATTACCCAAGTTTTTGCGCCTTTTGTGGTAATCAGCGCGCCTCTTGGTGGAACATAGCTGATGCGCGTTAGCTTCTGGTCAATCGCGTCAATAAGGCTTTTTGCATTGAATATACGGCGCAGCGCATCTCGCTTGAGGTATAAACCGTTGGTCATGTACTTCCCAATCCAATCGTCAGCCCAACCCGCTCCATACATCCGCTGAAAAGCTGTATTCGTGAACATAAAGCAATCATTGACGTGCCACTGAAATGGCCTGTCTCTGACTTCGTTGACGTAGTTGTTGAGTGCGTCAATGTTTGGGTCAGCCATTACTAACCTCGCGGCCCCATACAATTTGTTTATCTTGCAAGTCAGTGACGTAGCTGAAAAACGTGTCAGCTCCCGTCAATCCCTTTGCAGTTCTGACGGCTTGATGGCTTTCCTCAGTGTAACGACGGGGTATTGCGCGCTCTAGCGTGATAAGTCGGCTTTCGACCGTCAGGCCAATCGTTGAGCTTTCTCCACTGTCAGAAATGGTCATCGTGTCCATATAGCCGCTGAAGACTTCAACAACGTCAGAAACGCCCTCAATGCCCCAGTATATAGCAACAGCGCGCCCTTGATATTCCTCTGTCAGCGCATAAGAAACAAGCGCAGTGGGAATGCCGCTCAGTGTGAGATTGACGCCCTTTGCCGATAAATCGCTGACTTCAGCCAAGCCGCCAATAGATAAAAGATTGCCTGACCCGGTATAAGATTGACCTGATATAGTCTTTGCTCCAAACCCCGTCCAAAGGCGAAGATTTCCAGAGTCAAAGTCTAAATCCACGCCGTAAAATGGTTGAATGTCAGTCAAAGCATTTGATTGATTGCCGCCCTCAAATAGAGCATTCAATAGCGAAGTTGGGATTGATCTGGTCATAATGCTTCCATCGCTGCGAAATTAAGCCCATAGATTGACGCCTCTGACACGCTCCAAGCCTGTTCATTGCTCATCAGTCGAAACACGCCAGCCGCGCTTGTAACATCGCCCGAAATGCTGCTTCTCGCCTTGCGCAGAGCTGGCCAGATTTCCATCGTTCCGTTGCCGCTTCGATCAACCAACACCTTATGCAATGTCGCATCACTGGTCGTGCCAAGCTGGAAATAGTCACCAGCAAGCAAAGTGCCTGTCAGCACTGCCGTCACGCTTGCATCGCCTGCACTGCCCGTGACTGTAACAGATGACGCCGTGCCGCGCGGCGTTGTCGCTGACGGGTCATTGAGTAAAAACGTGCCAAATTGACCACGAAGGCTGATCAAAAACGCTATCCATTGCTCTGCATCTGCGCGCTTCATAGGCGGCAGTGAAATATCAGCTTGCCACATTTGACCGGAGTAGGCGTGCGCTTGTCCGCTCAATGTAAAAGGGCTTTGAGAATATGCGACCGTATTGACGGCGCGAAACTCAACCGAGGCAATCCCGGTGTGCGTCGGCAATGCGAGGGGGTAGGTAATCGCCATTATGCAAACGCCTTTCTGTAATTGCCGCCACGCATTACCGCGTCGGCAACTGCCGCCTTTGTTGACTCGGCTATCTGAGGCATCAGCGTCTTGATTTCGCTTCTGACTGTTTGCTGCACGCCCGTTGAAACGTTTATAGTTTGGTTGATCACGACGCCACTCTGACCACCTTTTGTATGGTCAACGATTGTTTCGCGTGGGTGCAGCATTGCCATAAAGCCGCCCTTGCCATCCATGCCGCCAGCTCTCGCGCCGTTGCCCGTATAGCCGCCGCCATTTGCTGACGGTATGCCGCCGATTGAGGGAAAGGCTTTCATAAATGCGCCAGATATAAAGTTTGTAATCTGCTTGACCACAAAGATGCGATAAAGCTCCTTTATGATGTCGCTGGCCATCGCCTTGAATGCATCCGTACCCTTTTTCGTACCATCGACCAGAGACATGAAGGCATCTCCAAACTTTGTCCCGATCATGTCCGCGATAGTCGTGACCTTGCCACCAATCTTATCGGCTGCGTCCTCTCCAGCCGTAGAAACTCGCTTGAAATAACTGAAAATATCTATTTCAATCATATCGGCAAGCTCATTTTTAAGGTCTTCAACGCTGCTATAAGGTTTATCCAGCGCAGCACGTAAATCCAAAGCCGCATCGCCTAGCAGCGTCATGTTGCGGGTATTGTCATCAAGTCGGCTATCCAAATTGGAGAGCGCAGCCTTGCCTATGTCCTCTGGCAAATCAAGATTAAAATTCCTATTTAACTCTCTTGCAACGTCATTAGTGAATGTAAAGAATCTGTCCGTAATGTTAGAAATCATAAGCAAGAACTCAAATTCAATGTTATTAAAGAACCTTAGTGCATTAACTTGAAAAAGGTTTATGTGCATAGCTCCCCGCCTAAAAGACTCCCCAATAATCGAGGGAATATTTGAGACAATTACTAGAAACTTTGCAAAGCCATTAATAAGCCCGTTTATAACCGACATGGCCGCACGTTTTAATATGTGAAAACCTTTGACAACTAGGTCAATTGCTGGGCGTATAAAGTCAATAAATGGCTGAAAGACTGTTTTCATGTCCGCGCCAAACTTCTTGAAGTCAAATGACATTCTGGTTGTGCGGTCGCCAAGCATTGCGATCGCGCCGCCAATCGCAATGATCGCGCCGAAAATCATCCCTTTTGGGCCAAAGATCGAGGCAAGTTGCGGCCCTTGCATGGTCATAATTCGCAGCGCATCCGTACCCATTGATGCTTGGACGGCCATATCTTGAAACTGCAAGGATGCCATGCCGAGGCCGCGCGTCATTCCCTTATTGGATTTACTGAGCGCAACGGCTTGCCGGGTTGATCGCCGCATAGTATCAGTTGAGCGCTGCATTGAAGAGTTTACGGAGCCGAGCTGTTGCTGCACCTTTTTCATCTCAGGCACGGCATTGCCAACCGCGTTCATTTCAAACGTGAGCTTTTCAACGGCCATCGTCTTTGCTCCTTTTTACTTCAAAGTATGCGATCCATTCGTGATATTCGCACAAGCTGATTTCTTCTATTTCCGCGATGGTCTTGCCGAGCAACTCAGCCAAAGAAATCAAATTATATCTGAATGAATCGCTCCTTAGTTTTTTTCATGTTCCTCGACCGTAATCGTGTCGAATATTCCGCTAAATACTTTACCAATCACCATGATTGTCTCGCCCATCAAAACAGGCTTGTCTGCGATGTTAAAAGCCGCCTCGCCAGCATCATCCTCACATTTGGAGATGATCATTTCGACCATTGCTGACATGGTTGGATTGGCTAGAAAGTCTTTATGTTTTCGCTGCACGCGCTCAATATCACGCGCGCTGACGGCGCTGAAAAAGAGGCGAAGGGGTTTGCCCTCGTCGCCCCACTCTTCAACATCCACGAAACTTCTCTCTTGCTCTGCCCTGCGAGCTGCGATCCTCTGCGCAATGCTCATAGGTTAAACCGTTGTCTGCGTTAGCGCGCCAGAACCTTGCACGCCGATCGACATTTCAACCAAGCCATCGAAAGATGAGCTGACTGAACGGCTTGTCACTATAGCTGTGCCAGCCAGATAAGTGTCGCCACTTGTGTCACCCTCTGGGAAAAGGTTGAGCGTCACGCTCGCGCCAATCGTCAAAGCGCCTTGGCCGTTTGTGTCCGTTTCGTCCCAGAAGACGTCTACGCTGCCCGTAAATGATGTCAGTGAGCTTTTATATGTACGGGCAGTATTGCCCATCGTTGTATCTTCTAGCGTATCAGCGCTTTGCTCAATTGAGAAAGAGCGGATTTCTGCAATAGCGTTCGACCCGACTTTTACCGTGCCTTCGCTGCCTGTGTGTGTTGCCATTTTCTTTGTCCTTAGTCTGGTCGTTGTAAGTAGGGTTTAAGTCTGGTCGTTGTAAGTTGCGCCCAAATTATCGGGCCTGTTCTACGTCGTTGATCGTCGTGATATATTGAATAGAGAAGGTCAGCCGGGCGATGCCTATCGGTTGCTCTGCCTCGCCACTGTATTCAATCTCTGTGCTTGTCAAAACTGCACTTTTTGCAAGACCGCCAATGCTGAAATCATTGGCGATTGCCTCTTCAACTTGCACTGCAATCGCGTCAACTTTATCGTCAAAAGTGTCAACAAATCGAACATACAAATCAACTTGCAACGATAGCTCGCGCGACATAGTGCGCGCGCCAATCGTCATTAAACTTGAGCTTTCCGAGCCAGTGTAAACCGTGACGGAAGGCAAGTCGGGCGTTGTCAAAGCATAGACCCGGCTGGCAAATACGCGCCGACTAACCAGTGAAACATTCGCCTTGAGCAATGTTACAACTGCATCACGAATTTGCTTGCGAACGTGCGCCATCAGGCTTTCTCCAACTGTACAGTTGTGACGCCTGTTCCATCATGCACCCAAGCGCGCACAACATAGCGCTCGCTCGCTATGATCATTGCGTCATCGTAAGAAATGTCTGGCACGTCAGCGCTGCGACACGTCACGCGAGGTTGCTCTTGATGCACGGTCGCGTAGCCGCCTGCATCAACTGGCACTGTTTCATTGTCGAATATTGCTTTTATTTCGGCATCGCCCCGACCGAGCTTGCGCTGATAGGTCATCGCTTGCGCGAAGTCATCCACGTCAAAAAGGTCTGTAAGGTCATTCGCCAGGGGTAGCATCATCAACCTCTAACTCTGGCGCGCAAATCTCTGCATATCCGCGCTCGATCAGCTTGTGAGCCATCGCGTCATCAACGTCGTGCGTTGAGCCTTGCCGGGCAGTTTTGCCGCCCCACTGCGCAGATTTTAGCAACTTAATTCTCATTTACGGGTCTTTTCTACTTTGGCCGCGCGATCTACTATCTCAGCCTTTGGCGTTGGCATTGGGGCGATTTCAACGCGACCCATTGCGATCAAGTTGCCAGCTTCATCGCCGCTCAACTGGATAATATCGCCAGCGTTTTGGCGTTGACCGCCAGCAAAGCAAGATTTTAAAACTAGGTAATTCATTGAGCGCTCTCCTATTGTGGGAGAGCGGCATTGCTGCCGCTCTCAGTTGTTTTAGCCGTCGTTATTGAATGCAAAGCTCACCGCGTGACGAACTGCTACGTCTACGGTTTGCAGAGCTACAATTCTGACTGTGCCTGATTTGCTCTCGGTGTATGGGTCAACCACAATATCCAAGCCGCCATACATTCCGATAAGTAAATCAGAGAAGTTGCCGAAATAAAGATCACCAGCGGTCACTTGAGAGGATACAATGGCAGAGTAGCCGTTCAGCTCATTGTTGGTGGCAATGAACTCGCCAGAGCCAGCATCTTTCTTCGCACCTTTAAGCGCTCCGTACATGGAAGGCGGCAAGATGTAAGCGAGATTACCAAGCAGAGCGTTATCCTCTGCAACCGCTGTTTCAAGAGCAATTATTTCTGGAAACGTTGGAACAGCCGCGGCAAAGTTGGTCGGATTGTTAATGCCGCTGGTATTTTTAATACCTGTTGGCTGACCACTAGACCCCGTTCCAGCCAAAGCGCCCAAGTCAATCGCTGTTGCTATTGAAGCTGTCAGATCATTTCGAACTAAAGCCTCAACATCCAAAGAGGATTGCTGCATCATTAAGCGCGTTATGTCAGTATGCGCGCCCAATACTTTAGGAGCTAAAGCAACTTGACCGACTGTCGGCTCGCTTGCAGAGCTGTTCGCGCCTTCCGTTGCGATCCAACCCGCCGTGGAAGCACCAGTTTTCCGAGGTATCTTCACATTGCCCGACAAGCCTGTCAGCATTGTTGCACCCGCTGCCATCACGCTAGAAGCGTTCCGCAATACGTCAATGAAGTCGCCCGCTCTGAAGTCATCAGCAATGATGCCAGAATCGTCTGACGTGTTCATTGTGCGATGCATCATTGGAAGCGCCCAATTGCGTAGAACTTCAGATGGAATGCGAATGCCTTGGCTGTCTTCACCGCTTGCATCACCCGCCGCCGCTGAAGCCTCTAGCTCAAAAGCTGCCGCTCTTTGCGCATGGCGATCAGTCGGGTTCGCATGTGCGCGAATGGCACGCATTAAGCTGAATCGCCTAACTTCTTTTGGCGCTAGGCCAATATCAGTATCTTCAATTGGCTT